GTAGTAGAAGATGAAGCTCAGAATAAAGAGTATCATCGTGGCGAAACTAGATTCCGCCCAATGCGCAGACCTGTACGCGGAGCGCCTGTGCATGGTGTAGCAGAAGCTCTCCATAAGGAGATTGACGCGAATGCATCCGAGATAGTGAAGGCGAGAGTGTTTCCGAAGATTTATCGTCTTACGCTGCTTAAAGGAGGAGAAATTGCAAAGTATGGGCAGAATTGTTTTCACCTGTATGGTCGCGTGATTCTTGCCAATAAACATTTCTTTAACCACGCCGAAGTGGGAGATGTTCTTGAATTACGTGATATGCAGGGGATGACGTATGAAGTTCCTTTTATGATTGAGAACCTCTGGAAAAGTGACCAGGATGACGATCTTGCTGGATATTTTTGTGATTTGTTTATACCAGCAGGGAAGGATAATAGAAAGATGGTCTTACAAGATTCAGACCTTGGATACCTGAATAGAGTGCCGGCAACGGTTTGCTTTCAGGATGCAGAAGGAGACGCTTTTTATTATGATGCATATGCAAGACCAATGGAGCACGATGTAAGTCTTACTCAGGAAAAGATAATGCTCCGAAATGGTTGGTACCTCGACGTGAACACAGCTAAGGGTCAGTGTGGAGGTATCATGACTATTATGAATAGTCGTTGTCCACGAAAGATAGCAGGTATGCATTGCGCCTCAGTGGCGAAAGGCACTACAGCAGTTTCTCAATTGTTAACCCAGGAGCTGCTAGAGCCTTTATATAAATTCATGGCAACTAAAGCCATTAATTACATCACACCCCCACCTTTACCTGCGCTCAAATGTGGTGAGGCCGAAATGGCATCGGTTCCAGACTTCGGTAATATTGAGGTGGTTGGTATCTTGGCTGACAGAGTCCCACAAGGGTTGGGGCACCACATAGTACCATCTCTAGTGCATGACGAGATCTTCTTGCACGAGACTGAACCTAGTGTGTTAAGTAAGAACGACGAACGCTTGTGTGTAGATGTTGATCCTATGCACAAAGGCATTGCCAAATATGGCAACGTCGGGAAGCCTTATCCACAAGAGGATGTTAATAGAGCGGTTGAAGATCTCAAGCGCGTAGTCCTATCAATGAAACCAGATAGGAAGCCAAGAGTTTTGACAGAACAGGAGGCAATAAATGGGTGTCCATTAGACCACTTCGACAGGTTAGATATGCAGACCAGTCCTGGGTACCCTTACGTGAAATACAGACCACCATCAGAGTCTGGGAAGAAGTGGCTTTTTCGTAATCTCAAGGAAGAAGGAGAAGAACCAGAATATATTATTGATGATCCGCTACTGAGACGTAGACTAGATGATCGACTACGCTGCGCGAAGAAAGGGCAACGTATAGAAAGTCAGTTTAGTGCTCAGTTAAAGTCCGAACGACGACCAATAGAAAAGATAGAACAAGGAAAAACTCGAGTTTTTATCATGGGTCCTGTCGATAAGACTTTGGCGGATCGGATGTATTTTTTGGATTTTTGTGCTTGTTTGATGAAGAACCGTAAGCGGTCATTTCATTCAGTTGGTATAGATGCAGGTAGTTCAGATTGGTCTGAATTGTATTGGTACTTGAGAGAAATGGCATCAGAAGGTTTCGATGGAGATCACGAAAATTTTGATGGTAAATTCATGACCCAATGGTTTAGAGGAATATTGGATGTGGTGAATGCATTTTATAATGATGGGCCCACAAATGCTTTAGTGCGTGCGGTTCTGATAGATGAGATGATTCACAAACACGTCCGTGTCCAAAATTGGTTGCTGTACATCCACGTAGGTATGCCCTCTGGAACAGCTGTTACGACAATATTCAATAGTTGTGGGAATGAATTGGAAATAAAGGTTGTTTGGCTTGGCCTGGCTAAACAGTCTGAACCTGTAAAGGCAAATCTTGTTGATTATCATTCGAATGTTCGACCAAATGTTTTCGGTGATGATAACTTGATGACTGTAAGGAAAGCAGTTCAGCATTGGTTCAATGGTGAGACCTATTCACAATATCTCTTAAGGTATGGTCGCGTTTATACGCCTGCAAAAAAGGATGATGCGCATGTAAAAGTTCGTCAACTTTCGAACCTGAGATTCCTCAAACGGGGTTTTCGTGTCGATCCAAATATTTCTTACAGAGTGTACTCTCCAATTGAGAACCGGACAGTACGCGAGCTGTTGAACTGGGTAACAGATCGAACAGACCCAGAAGAACAGCTTATTTTAAATTACATTGATGCTCAGCGATTTATGTTCCATGAAGGATATAAGAGCTACTCGGATTTCCGAACTAAGTGTGACCCCATTCTCAGGGCACATGGACTTGACATCCCGCCTCACGATTATAGATATTTTGATGCGGAATTTGAAGTTTCATTCGGAGTCCCCACCTCTTAGTGTGTGCATAAGATCATCGCGCACCCCTTGAAATCTGAACCTAGGCGATTGTCGAAGGGAGATGGATAGGCAAAATTTTTATGTTTTCTAGTGAGATCTAGACGATCAATTTTGGCGTATGTTTCAATTAGTAGTCGGTTACTTTGGCTTTCAACCGGCCCCATTAAATTTTAAATTTTAGTGCTAGAAAGTTTTAATATTTTATCCCTAAC